ACATGAAAAGACTTCTTCCCCTTCTCCTGATTTTCGCACTGTCCGGGTGCTTCGGAGCGCAAAGCCCCTCTGAGTTTGCCGCCGAAAGCCGGGCGCTATCTGATGGCAGCAATGAGCAGGCAGTAACAAACGCCTGTCTGCAGTGGGTTGAGAACAAGGACAAGCTGGAGCTTGCCAGTTACGATAAGATCCCTGACAAGGAGCGATCATTTGCCCTTATGCACCGTGAAACGATGTCGATGGTCAAAGATGTCTGGGGCAAGGGCAATGAGTGCAAGCCAGGAACAAATCAGTGGGATGCCTACATCGCTTATGTCAAAGAGATCGAGGAATCGCATCGGCAGTACTCGACCGATCTCAAAAGCGTAGCGACCTTCGGCATTGTGACGACAGGGGCCGTGAAACTTGTTGACTCCCTGGCCGGGGCCGTAGGTGACAAAATCAGCACTACCGGCGATAACTCCGGCGTGACGAAAACCACGACAACGACCAGTAGCACGAATACCGCAGTTGCAGCAGACAAAAGCACAGCGACGAATAATGCTACCGCTGGTAGCAAGGAAGGGGAGGCAGCGGCCACCGGCAAAACACCCACCGCTGCACAATGGGCAGACTGCACGACAGTCGCATCCGGCGCAGCCTCGAACTCCGAGATAAACGCCTGCCTGCAGCGTGATTACGGAATAAATTCGTCCGAGTGCAACGGCGGAATCTGTATCGATGGTCACCCGTTTACGGGCATATGATTTACCTCGTGCTAGCCGCACTTGCGGTATTCGGTGGCATATCCTACGCCGGTTGGCAGCATGGCTACTGGGATTGCATGGTTGAGCAATATCTGCTCGGTGGGTTGGCGGCTTGCTACCTGCTGGCCGTCGCAGCAGGCAAACTTTGTCGTAAACTCTTCCCCGAGGATGAAGACGATGGTAGTAAATCCTGAACCGATCCCAAGAGACGATGGTGGTACAGACTTCCGTATGTCTGAGTGTTCTGCTGCATGTTACGCGGTAAATGCTCAAGGAATGAGCGTCGAAATACCTTGTCCGTTTTTGAAGGTTGTTATTGGGGACTACCCTCTCAGGTGCGGTGACCCTGCTATGAAGGAGATACTGAATGGCATTCCCATTTGACCCAGAAGACAAAGTAAAGTCAGATTACTACCTCATCCCGAAAGATGTCAAAGCATTAATTATTGTCGGCGCGACGTTCGAGCAGATAGGAAGATGGTTCAGAAGGATTTTCAAGAAGGATAAGAGATGAACAAAATACTTGTCAAAATGGGCCTAATGTACCTCGCCGGCAAGCTCGACGGCAAGAAGACTTACGTTGGCGCGGCTGTCCTCATGCTTCTAGGAACGGGTAAGATGATCGCCGGGCTTGTCGGTATTATTGGCAACATGTATCCGGACGTTGGCGCTCCGGAGATCGACCTCGATGGGTGTTACAATATGTTGCAGGCGGGCGCGGCTACATTCGGCGCAGGGCTTGCTGCGATAGGGATCGGGCACAAGGTGGAGAAGACGAAGTGAAGGATTTTTGCACCCTCAGCCCTGACCACCTGTTCGGCTACGACATCTCCTTCTGATGAGCACTACACGATGAGCGATATGAAGAACAAACAATACTGAGACTTGAAGCAGATCTCGAACTCAGGGAGTGAATCGCTCGCGTTGCCGGTCTGGAGATCGGTTCGAAATATTACGACGGTGTCCGCCTTTGCGGGTGGATTTTCTGGTGGAAAACGAAACTGTGGAGAACGCTAGATGGATATTATAAGAGAATGGTGGGCCGTTATTCTGGCGTTTCTCGGCGGGGCAATGTGGGTGGGGAAAATTCAGCGGGAAGTTGAAGACTTGAAGGCGGGGAAATTTGTTTCGAATGAGCGTTGCGGCGAACGCAGGCAAGAAATAAAAGACCTGACGGCTCTCCAATTCGCGTCTGGAAACGCACAATTTATCGAGATAAAAGCAATGGTTTCAAAGCTCCAGGACAGTCATAATCAGCTTATCAAAGTCCTCATCGAGGACAGGAGGGATAACTCATGAGTACTGTCGAAAGGATACAGGAGTTACTTGATTGCGCCGTTCGAGTCCCGGTGCGAGACGGAGCAGGAGTGATAACGCCAGCCGGAGTAGATGCATTGATTGAAGTAAAGACGTTGCAACGGTGCTTGAAGATCGCTGCGGAGGAAGAGAGTGAAAGACTGGATTGAGCGATGCCTCGGGCACGAAGGCGCTTACTGGGACGACCCAGTTGGAGGGCCGACGAAGTACGGGATAAGCCAAAGGTCCTACCCAGACCTCGACATCGCGAGCCTCACAATTGACGATGCCAGAGCCATCTACCGGCGAGACTTCGTCAAGCCACTCAACCTGGATACTTACCCTCCCGGAGTCGCCTTCCAGTTGTTCGACTTCGCAGTAAATTCAGGACCAAAGACCGCAATAAAGCAATTGCAGGAGGCTCTTGGGCTGAAGCCTGATGGAGTTGTCGGACCGAAGACCAAAGCAGCACTCGCCGGTAAAACTGACTCTGATCTCGTCATGCTGGTCATTGCCGAACGTCTAGACTTCATGGCAAGTCTAAGGAACTTCATTCCGAATGCGAAAGGATGGGTCCGTAGGATGGCGGCGAACTTAAGGCATGGAGCCGAGGATACTGATTGAATAATTTGCGACGTATGAAATCGGTACTCGACATCGAGAAGCAGGACTACATCACGGTGCCGGATACCAAGATTGAGAGGTATGTCTCTATTTGTCATGGCAAGTATCTCTTCGACTTTAAGCACGCCAGCGGCGAAATCATGTTCCGGTCGAGGCGTAAGTATGTCAACGAGAAAGGGAATATGGTAGCAGTAGGATCATCTGTAATCGATGTGCAAGACCTGCAGAAGATAGTAGCGATAATGCAGGCATTAATTGATGGAGAACTCGGGGAGGTTGCAAGTGGCCCAAAAAGCGATAGCCAGAGCACTACAAGTAGTCGCTTACGCAGCGAAGCACGGACCGGAGAAAGCCAAGGCTGACTTAGGGCTGTCCGACGAGACGTTCAAACGTTATGCGCGGATGGCGAAGCAGGAGAAAGGAGTAACCATCCCTGAGAGATCGCACTGGCTGGAAGAGATCGCCACAAGATTTTCAGACACTGAATTACAGGCGATCGCCAAAGGCGGCAGGATCGTCCCCGGCGCCGGCAAGGTCCCGGTCGTTTCTTTCTCCGGCACGCACATCAGGATCGGCTGTATCACAGATACACACATCGGCCACATGCTGTCGCCCAAGGCGAGGCTCATGCAAGCCTTCGACGAGTTCAAGAAAGAACAGGTTGATTTTATTACTCATTCCGGCGATGTCACCGAAGGCATGAGCCACCGCCCTGGGCAGATCTACGAGCTTTCACACCTCGGCTACGACGCGCAGAAGCATGAAGCGATCGACTGCTTCGCTCAGTGGACGGACACCGATATTTACGCAATTGATGGCAACCACGACCGCTGGTTCCTCAAGTCGAATGGAGCGATCATTGTTAAAGATATTGAGGAAGCCCTCGACAATTTCCATTTCCTCGGCCACGACGAGGGGGATATTTCCCTTGATGGGAGAGCCGTTCTCAAGTTGTGGCATGGTGAGGATGCGTCCAGTTATGCCTTAAGTTACCGAATTCAGAAGATTTTAGAAGCTTTCTCCGGAGGAGAGAAGCCGAACGTCCTGATAACAGGCCACGTTCACAAGTATGTCAACATCTTCGAAAGGAACGTCTGGTGCGTCTCCGCTGGCTGCCTGCAGAGCCAGACTTCATGGATGAGAGGGAAACGGCTTGCGGCTCACGTAGGATTTTGTATAATAGATATACATGTCGCCAAAAAAGGCGTCAGTAAATTCAACGTTACTTGGTATCCTTTTTATACTTGATGAACATCTTCGACCTCACATACGATGTCCGGGACTCGGCGCCAACGTTGGCCGCGTTCCATCGTTCGAACGCTGATTTCAGGGCCATTTTAGGGCCAATCGGCGGCGGCAAGTCAGTTGCGTGCTGCGTCGAGATATTCAGAAGATGCAAGGAGCAGCGAGTCGGATCTGATGGGCTTCGTCGGTCTCGATGGGTTGTAGTTCGAAATACTAAAGGCGAATTGAAGGACACCACGCTCAAAACGTGGTTCGACTGGTTCCCGGACAGCGGCAAGCCAGGGGAAGGCGTCGGGTACTGGCGAGAGTCGGTAATGACATACTACATCCACTACGGGGACGTTCGGGCTGAAATCCTATTCCGTGCGCTCGACACTCCTGCTGACGTTTCCAAAGTTCTCTCACTCGAACTCACAGGGTGTTGGCTCAACGAATGCCGCGAAATCGTTCAAGAAATTGTAGAGGGTCTACAAGGTCGTCTCGAACGATACCCTTCGCAGAAGATGGGAGGTTCTGACTATTGGCTTATGATCGCTGATACGAATCCGCCGCAACTCGGGTCGTATTGGTGGCGTATCTTTGAACATGCTCCGCTTGAGGACGACGATCCCGACACGCTGGTTGCGTGTGACACATTCAAGCAGCCGGACGCGCTCTCGCCAGAGGCAGAGAACAAGAATAACCTCGCCCCTGGTTATTACGAACGAAAGGCGAAGGGTCGAAGTAAGGCATATATAAATGTGTTCATTCGAGCGAAGTATGCACTCTCTCAGGCAGGTAAGCCTGTGTACTGGGACTCGTTCAGATATGACCGTCACGTGTCGAAGACACCGCTTTACATCGACCCAGACCTCCCGGTAATCGTCGGTCAAGATTTTGGTCTTACTCCAGCAGGGCTGTGGATGCAGATGCAGCACGATGGCAGGATACACATTCTCCGAGAGACTCCAGCGTTTGACATGGGGACGAAGCGGTACATCAAAAGTAGGTTCAACCCGATGCGGAAGACCGTGTTTCCGACGAACGAGATAGTGGTGGTCGGTGACCCGTCCGGGAAGCGAAGGGCCGACTCAGACGAAGGTACTTGCTATAAAGAGTTCAAGGATGCAGGAATACTTGCCAAGGCCGCGCCTACCAACGACCCAGATGTGCGGATAAAAGCACTTGATGACGTATTCAGTGAATATCCGGACTGTCGGCCCCTTATACTCATCGACCCATCTTGCAAGAGTTTCGTCAGAGCGATGCAGACAGACTATAAATACCGAAAGCTAAAGGTCTCGGTTGCCGACCTCTACGACGACAAACCGGACAAGACCCACCCTTGCTCGCATCTCGTTGAGGGCGGTCAATACGGTGTGATGTTCTTGTCAAGTCGGAAGTACGATCCTGCGGATTATGTCGTATACCAGCCAAACTCAATTTTTAACTCACCTAAGCCGTACCGGCCCTCTCAACGCGAAGGATACTAAATGCTCACAAATTACGAAGAACTGAAGAAACTCGGAACGCATGTCAAGGGCGTTCTCGACCAGCATATCAAAGATCGGGTCCTTCTCGAAGTTCAGTGGATGAAGAATCTGCGGCAATATCTGCGGAAGTACGACCCTGATGTTCTTGCCAGAATCCCTGACGAACGGTCGCATGTGTATCCAGAAGATACCCGCATCAAGGTCAAAGGCGGCGTTGCGAAGATGATGGAGATGATGTTTCCGTCCCAGGACAAGAACTGGGGTCTGTCAGTCTCTCCCTCGCCTTCGATTCCTCAGTCTGCCTTGCAGGCTATCATTGATAGCCTCCAGCAGCAGGAACTCATGCTCGCCCAGGAGGAGCAACGACCAGTAGCGCCCATCACAAGTGATGCTATTGAGCGGGAAGTCCGAGCTTTTGCCGAGAAGCGCAAGGAGAAGATGGAGACTGAGATCGCCGATCAGTTGGCCGATCCAGGAATTGACTATCCGCAACTTTGCAAGAAAGTTGTTCGCAGTGGCTACCTGTACGGCTTTGGCATCGCTCGCAGTCCGATGGTCAGAACACAGGCCGAGCGAATCTGGACCGCCGACAAGATGGGCCAGTACGTAGCCAAGACCAAGACTTTGCGTCGGCCGTACCCTGATTATGTCCGTATCTGGGACGCCTACCCCGACCTCTTGGCCAGAGCATGGACCGAGCAGGATGCGTTCTTCGAACGGATGGTCTTCCTCCGTCACGACTTCCGCGCCCTCACCAAGCGGCCTGACTTCGAGGCCAAGATAATTAAGGAGTATCTAAAAGATCATTCAGATGGGAATTACGCGGCCAAGGAGTACGAGGCCGATCTGCACGACATCGCCAAGACCTCAAATCTCGCCAATAGGCAGGCCAGGAGGTACGAAGTATATCGAGGGCTGATGTTCGTTTCTGCACATACCTTGCAGTCCGTCGGAGTCGAGGTAAGCGACGATGAGCTTGACGAGGACATTCTCGCGGATGTCTGGATAATCGACGACGTAGTTATCAAGGCAGAGAAAGCCGCATTCGGCGAGCGCCCATCCGACCAGTATCATGCCTTCATTTACACTGAAGATGAGGACTCAGGGCTTACCGGTGCCGGCCTGCCGGAGGAAGTGCGGGACGCCCAGATGTCGCTTTGTATGGCGACCAGGATGCTCGCGGATAATGCGTCGGCGTGCGCAGGGCCTATATATGAAGTAAATGAGAGTTTGCTCCCAAGGGGCAGGAAGAACATTGGGCCTATCCATTCGTTTATGACCATCACTCGGGAAGGCGACGGACCAGAGGCCCAATACCCCGCAGTGCGGGCGCTCATCACCGAGTCGCATATTACCGAACTGATAAGTATGGTCGAGATGTACGAACGAAGATTCGACGTTGCCAGTAACTTGCCGGCCTACACCATGGGCGCCATGCAGAACCAGCCGCTCGGCGAAGCTTTCCGGACGACCAGCAACATGTCGATGATGACTGGCTCCGCCAACATGGTGACGAAAGACACCGTCCGGGCCTTCGACAAATTCACCACGTCGCTCCTTACGTCGCTCCTTGCGTGGAACATGGAGTTCAATCCGAACGAAGAACTGAAGGGCGACTACCAAGTCGTCGCTAAAGGGAACCTGTCGCTTGTGGCGAAGGAGGTCAGAGGCGCAGCCCTTGACCAGTTCGTCATGACCCTGACCCCAGAGGAAAGAGCGATCCTTGATACGCATGGTCTGCTGATTGATCGCCTAAAGGCGAGGGATCTCCCTGTGGACAGGGTGCTCCCGGAAGACGAAGCCAAGCAAATCCTGGAGGGATTGAAACAGGCTGCGGCGCAGGCGTCGCAGGTTGAGCAGGGCCTGACCCAGGCGAAGACCGAGGACGTGTCGGCTTCCGCCGCGAAGAAGCAGATGGATGTGCAGATGTTGCAGGCGTCGGCAGATGCGACAATTCAGGAGATTTTGTCACGGGTCGAACAGAACCTTGCGAACGCCAAGTCGGCGAAAGACAAGAACCAGTTGGAAAACCTGAAGGTCTTGCTGACTACGGTTAGCGAAAAGAAAGAAGGGGCGAAGCCGGGAGGAACTACCAAATGAAAGAACGAGAACTCGAAATTGAGGACAGGATCAACTTGTTGAGGCGCACTGAGGGCGTAGTCCTGTTCGCAGAACTCCTCTCCCTTCGGAGAGAACGTCACAGGGACAAGCTTGAAAGCAGCGAGAGTGAGGAGATGAGGGGCAGGGCAAGGGAGTGTAAAGATCTGATACATATATTGTCTTGACACGCGGTGTAACCGTGTGTTACACTACAGATAAAATTCGGAGGATTTCATGGAAGACGAAGTAATTGCTAGCGGAGTGACAGAAGACGAGTTCGATCTCGCCTTCAACGTCGCCGTAGGCGGGGAACCTGAGAAGGAAGAACCTGAGAAAGAGGACGTAGTCGTCGCAGACGTGCCCACGAAGGATGATGTGGTCGTCGTAGACGAACCTACTCCTCTTGTTGAGGAGAAGCCGAAGGTAGAACCCGAAGTAAAGGCTGCTCCGCAGCCGGAGCCGAAGGTCGAACGCCTTGCCCAAGAAGCAAAGGTCAAGGCCGATGCCGAAGCGAAGGCTGAAGCCGACCGACTTCAGTCGGAAGCACTCGCAAGGGAGTCCCTGACTCCCGAGGAGCAGGCAGCCCTGAAGGAAGTAGAAACCAACTTCCCGGACAATGCTGTCGCCATCAAGGCGGTAGAGCGCGTCGCCTTCGCCAAAGCGGAAAATGCGTTCAACGCCAAACTGAAAGTTCTCGAAGAGAAGTTCGAACAGAGATTTTCCCAGATGGGGCAGGACTTCGCCCCGGCGATTGCGACTGCCAAGGTCGTCGCGAAAAACACGCATGAAGCAGAGATCCTCAAGGGGCATAAAGATGCCTTTGAAATCGTACCGAAGGTCGAGGAGTGGGTGAATACCTTACCCGATTTTCAAAAAGAAGCGTATAACGCGGTTCTCGATAAGGGGACCGCAGGTCAGATAGTAGAATTGTTCAACATCTTCAAGAAGGAAACGAATGGTAGTGTGAAGGGGCCTCCATCTTCAACTCCGACTCCTGAAGAGACTGCACAGAAGGCTGCGAAGGAGAAAAAACTGCAATCCCAAGAGGGAGTACGCAGTCGACAAGCAGCGCAAAAGGGCGGTATTGACGAAGACGACTTCGAGTCGGCCTTCAAGGCAGCCGCAAATTCCTAATTTTGGAGGTACCAACAAATGACGATGACTGTAAGTGACATTGGCCTTCGGACTGCTGGGTATGTAGCGGCTGATCTTCTCAAGAGAGCCGTCCCCGCACTGGTTATGCAGCCGTTTCTGCAGACCAAACCCATTCCGAAAAACTCTTCGAGCACCATCAAATTCCGACGTTACGCAGCGCTTTCTCCTGCTACCGCCGACCTGACCGAGGGTGTAACTCCTGCGGCGAGCACTGTCACCAGTGCCGACTACGAGGCAACTCTGTCGCAGATTGGTGCGTGGGTAGGGATTTCCGACCGCGTAGCCGATACGCATGAAGACCCGATTATCAAAGAGTACTCCGACATCCTCGCCCAGCAGGCCGCTGAGTCCGTAGAGGTCCGCCTGTTCAACGTAATGAAGGCCGGCACCAACGTCTACTTTGCCAACGGCTCTGCTCGTACTGATGTCAACACTCCGTTTACCAAGACCCTGCAGCAGAAGGTCGTTCGCGGCCTCAAGCGTCAGAACGCCAAGGTAATCACCAAGAAGCTCGGCAGTACGGCCAATATGGAGACTGTCAACGTCAAGCCTTCTTATATCGCCTTCGTTCATCCCGACCTTGAGCCGACCATCCGTGCTCTCGCCGGATTTAAAGACGTTGTCGACTACGGCAGCATGGTTCCGTACGACACCGAGATCGGCGCAGTGGACGAGGTTCGTTACCTGACCTCTACCATCTTCACCTCTTGGGCCGACGGCGGCGGACTTAAAGCCGGCTCCGGTACTACGATGATCTCTACTTCGGCCACCAGTGCCGACGTGTATCCGATCATCTTCATCGCTGCCGACTGTGCCGCAGTTACCCCGCTCAAGGGCGCAACTGCACTTACCCCGTTCGTCAAGAACCCCGGCGAGTCTCGGGAAGGCGACCAGCTCGGGCAGCGTGGCTGGATCGGCTGGAAGACGTACTTCGCCGCTCTCATCCTCAATCAGTTGTGGTGTGCGCGTGTAGAAGTGGCAGTTGCAGAACTCGCATAATTGAAGGGGGCTTCGGCCCCCAACATTTTAAATAAGGAGAACACAAAATGTCTTTGAACTATGCAGATCAGGTCCAGAAAATGGGGACCGTTACTGTCTCCAACCCCGCCGTCGCCGTCAACTTGGTTCTCGGCTGGCAGCCCCGGTACGTCCGGGCGATCAACGTCAATAACCTCGCGTCCTACGAGTATTTCGACAGCATGGACGACGGGACTTCCCTCGACAACGGCAACGACGCAGATACTCAGTGGTCGGTCAACGCCGCAGACTCCATCACTCTGTATGCAGGCCGCAATGCCGGTGCAGCCGTAACAGGCACCGTCGCAGTAACTGCGGCTTCCCCGACCATCACCGGGACTTCCACCAACTTTGTTGGCGAACTCGCTGTAGGCGACAAGGTCACCATCAACGGTGAGACCGTAGCCATCCTGTCGATTACCAGCTCGACTGTTGCTACCGCCGATAAGCCGTTCGTCGCTACCGCTACCGGCGCCAGCCTGTACGACATGCTCGGAAAAGGCGAGGGCGTAACCCTCGGCACCGACATCTGCGACACCGCAGCCGACGTTATTCGTTGGGTAGCGTTCCGCTAAAAAGATAGCCCGTCCAGGCGGGCTTATAATACCTGGAGGAGATTATTATGAGCAGACAAGAAGTTAGGACTCTTCGAGTGATCGCGGAGACGATCACTAATGCATCTGGGGCCTCTCCAGTTTTTGGCGGGCTGCCTACTACTAAGATATACGTAGGAGTCGACGGAAGCGATACTACCGGCAACGGCAGCCAGCTTACTCCGTTTGCGTCTTTGACAAAGGCGTTTACCCTTGTTACGACAACTCGGAAGGTTGTAGTTATAGGCTCCGGAGAGTACGACGAAGCTGCAGCGGTTGTATGGCCTGACGTAAATGGTGTGGAGGTTATATGCCCTGATGGGACGGCAACAATCTCTTCAGCGGCAAGCGTTACTCACGTTATCGGCATCGACCCGGCAGCAGCAACAGGCACTTGGTCAGCCACCCTCACAGATATCGCAATCGATCACGCGGACGGCCAGGTTGGACTTCAGGTTGATAACGCCTCTATCGGGAAGCGCATCAACCTTTTCCTGAAAAATTTCAGCTCCAACGCCGACACCACTACGGACGCCTCCATCGATATCAACCGAAGCGGAGCTGCAGGCGATGCAATCCGGGTTTATGCAGACGGAACCGGCCAGGTCATCGAAGGGCTTGTCACAGTAATTACTGAAAGCACCGATGATCGTTTCAGGTTCAAGGGGTATCGGTTGGTAGGCGGGTTGACCGTTGTCGGCGCCGTTGCTTGTGAGTTGACCGTCATTAACTGTGGTGTTCCTCAGTCTCTTTGGACTGTTGACGGGGCAAATAAGCTTACTAATATCGGGTGCTGGTACGAGACGGACGAAAACCCGAACGTCTACACCAACTTTGCCAATGCTTTCGCAACCTATTAATTTGTAAGGCTCAACCGAGGGGAGGACTTAAAAACCCTCCTCTTCATTGAACCCTACAACAAGGAGAACACCAGATGTATATGAACAGGATGATGGAGATAAGTTCCGCAGAAAACGGTTTCGTCGTTTCCTGCTCAGTACCGCTCAAGCCCAGCAAGAAGAAAGCAGGGATGGAGATGTCGTGCTGCTGTGACTCCTGCGGGAAACAATATATCGCCAAAGATGCAGCAGAAGTAGGCGCGCTTGTGGCGAAGCTCATGCCCATGCTGGACATGGACTACAAGTCAGAGGACGAGTTTGATGCAGCGTTCGACAAAGCTGCAGGGGAAGGTAGTAAGAAACATAAAATGGAGGAGTATAAATGAATGACGAATTTGAAGTAGAAGTTGACCTGAACGTGCCGGCAGAGCCGGAGAAGAAAAGCAGGAAGCCTGTCAAGGCCGCAATCTCTGCCAAGAAACAGGAGATGATCGACAGGATCATGGCTGCGACCGAGGAAGAACTCGACGAGCCGATGGGCGCCGTTCGCATTGACGAGAAGACCAAGAAGATCAAGATCATCATTGATGAGATGGCCGGTTGCAAAGACAACTATGAGGCCGTCGGGGTCAACGGCGTTGTCTATCAGATTAAACGAGGTGTCCCGGTCGAAGTCCCGCCGGAGGTGGTCCACGTTCTTGAGCTTGCTAAGGCTACACATATCGAGCAGAAGCAGAACCCGATGACCGGAGAACTCGAAGAGGTCAAACGGAGCTTCTCTGCAATCCCATGGCGGAGGGCATAAGTATGAGCGAATTGAAATTCGTCTGGCAGTTACTCAGGTATATTTACTGGGTAGCTCCCAGAAATATTTGGCGAGGGGTAAAGGCGTATGCGAAGGCGTGGCATACTGACATTGTTAATGGTCCGTATTATTACTGGCCGTTGCCCTGTACTAATACTAAGGACACAGAAAAAATAAAACGGTGGAGGCATTCAGACGTAGCGGACGACTTTGCCGGCGTTTTACGACGCAAGGCTAACGAAGTAGAAGGCGAACATTGGTTCGGCAAAGCAGCCTCCGAAGGA